TTAATATCAGTTTACTTTTTTTCATTTTAAATATTAACTAAAATCTTGTATTGCATATAAAATTGTAAGTTTAATATCACTATTACCTACTGTTGCATTTGTAACAGTAGATAAAGCTATACCTTCATTAATTGATAACTCTCCTCCACTTGGTCCTGTTTTATCAATATCAAAAGCTTGAATAGCTCCAGCATTCCAATCTGCAATTACTCCTACATTTATTTCAATACCACTTGTTTCATATTTAAAATCAAGTTGTGTTGTAAAGTCGTAAGCAACTGTATTAAAGTTAAGATATCCAGTAATAGCTAGAATCTTTATAACTGTATTTGCTCCTCCTGCTGGTACTACTACAACTGGTGTAGTTTGTAAATTCAATAGTTGGGCAGGAGTTAAAGTTACTTTCACTTCTTTTACACTTGATACTGGAGAAGAAGGGTTAGCTGTCAACCACTCTTCTGTGATTATTGTTCCTTCTCCTATAAAGCTCATTCCCCAAGTTGTTACTGCTGGGACATTTGAGACATCAAATGACATCTTTTTTGTTGGTGTTGCTCCATCTACTAGTCTAAAAGTAGTTGTTGAGATTTCATCAGAAAGAGTTGGCAGATTACTTAAATCATTATAGTCACCTGATGTAGCAACTGTTGCTAAACTTGGTAAATTACTTAAGTCGTTGTAATCTCCTGATGTAGCCACAGTAGCTAAAGAAGGTAAATTACTTAAATCATTGTAATCCCCTGATGTTGCTACTGTTACTAGTGCAGGAAGATTAAGTAAATCATTGTAATCATTACTTGTTGCTACTGCCCCTAAAACTGAAGCTTCTACATAGGTAGAAGTACCATCAGCACCATCATTCTCTATTCCTGAAGTTTTTGAAGGTATAGTAGGTTCTGTGGGTATTCCTCCAGTAGTTGATGTTTGTAATATTACATCATCAATATACCATCCAGTAGTACCTCCAATATCTTTGTAAGGTTTGATTTCAATTACTGATACAGCAGGAATATAAATATCCACATCTGCAATAGGCAAAATAATTTGTTGCCAACCAGTATCTAAAGCATCAAAACCATATTGATTATGTCTAATCTCAGCTACACTTATAGGGACTCTTTGAGTTTCAGCAGCACCACTACCAAAATAAACAAATATTTTACCTTTTACTTGATAGTTCTCTTTTAACTTTACCCAAAAAGATAAAGTATTCATTTCGGCTGTATTTACTGCTGATGGTGAACTAAAATAAGCAGTTTCATGAAGTGTGTTCAAACCTTCAACTGATTTAGTTCCTGAATAGGATATGGCTGGATTAATTGTTACTTCTGGTGCATCTGCTGTGAAATTCCATTCTGTTGGGTCTCCTAAATCTTCATCAAATATTTGAACATTCCCATATCCTGTTGGGTCTGTGGCACCTGCAGAAACAAAGATAAATTTGATAGGGAATTGTGTTTCGTGGTCATAATTAGGCTCAGCAGGTGTTGCACCTGTAATTTCTCCTGTAATAATTTGCACTGTACCATTTATATTAGCTACTGCTAAATCGATTCTATCAAAAGTTGCATTAGCAGCAGCAAGACTTAAAGTTTGTGCTACTGCACTATACCATACATTTTCAACTTTAAAGCTGTTTGCAAAGACATAAAAGTCTAAACCTCCACGCCATTCAGCTCCTGCATCTACACTATTAGTACTTATATTATATAATTCTGTGAAGTTGTCTTCTGCTTTACTAAAAGCATCTCTTACGAAATCTCCATTCTGTCCATTAGGTGTCCCTATGTTGATGTTTTGTTGTGCCATTATATTTGTATTTGTAGTTGGCTAATCTTGTAATTAACAGTATCAATGGTGATAGTAGCATTACTTGCTTTGAAGTCAAATGCACTAACAAATTGTGTATGGTAATTACATATGCTTGGGCATTTATACCTCAAACTTTTCATTAAACCTTCTATTGTTCTAATTTTTGTTGAATACTCAAGATTTCCTGCATTATATTGTGTTTGTGAATACTCTAGTGCTTTTTTAAGAGTATTAAACAGTACAATAGTGTCTGTGCTTATAGTATCACCTAAAATAAGCCTCATATCTAAAGCTTTTTTTACACTTCCTACTAATATGTTTGTATTGTTTAAATCACTCATTATACTAAAGTTATAATATTATCCACTGTTTTGTATCCAAAACCTGTTCCAGTTAAATCTTCTCCTAAGTCTGGGCACACAGCACAAACTTCACATAGGTCATTTAATGTATCTATAATTTGAATAGCTTCTTCATACAATCCAAAATTCATTGTATCATATAAAGTATCTAAGACTGTACTAATAAATAGAACTTCTTTTTTCTCTCCACATTCATCATTACTTATCTCACAGTTTTTTATTGTAATACTAAGTACCTTATCTAGCATACACTCATGGTAAGGTAAAAAGTTGGTGACAATTCCTATAACAGAACTTTCCTCTGATACAGCTTCATCAGAATAAACTTCAAAAGCAAAGAAACCTGCAAAACTTTCAACTCCCATATCTGCTGCAGTTATTGAAAAATCTTCATTTTCATCTACACCAGATAACAATGCAGTTAAATCTATAACATTGTTATAATCTAAATAGGTATCTCCTGTCCAACCTATAACTTTAAGAACTTTATTTCCTACATCAGCAGATAAAGAACAAGTAATAGTTGTGAAAGTAGAATCTATGCTTAATATATTTATTACCATCTTAGTTTAGTTTATTTAAGTTTAATTTAGCTTGTTTAACTTGATAGTCAGGTAATTGTAAGTCTCCTGCAGCAATAAGGACAGCTAAGTCCACAATCTCTCTATGGGTGTGTGCAGGCAATATACAGTCCTGAGTCCCAGTTAATAATTCCCCTGAGGGTAAATTATATCCTCCTCCACCTCTCCAGCTTTCAGCATTATGGATATAAGGTAATGTTTTTATATATGAAATACAAGCTCTTTTGTTAGTAAATGTACCATCATCATGTAACTTTATTCCATCTTTAGTGAAAATAGCATTTACAACTCTCCATTCAAATGAAGAACAATCAAATGGGCTGTTTTCAAAATCATCATCATGTTGTCTAATCGTAATAGTGGCTGGAAATTCAACACACTCTCCTTTATTCATATAACTTGTTCCTGAAAGAAAGTGCCAGTAATCCCCTGGTAAAGCAAGCACATTATTAACAACAGTAAGACAGTAGCTATCATTAACTACTGTCCTAATGTCATCTATACTTCTTTGTGAGGTCTCAAAACCCAAACTATTTTTAAGTCTGGGCTTTGCTACCATTTTAACAAAAAGTTCTTGTGCCTCATTAAGTTTCCAATCAATCTCAGGTATTTTAAGGTTCCGAGTTTGTTGGCTGTCGATTTTATTTAACTTCGATTTGAAGTCATAATGCATATCTTTTATAGTCACAAGGTTCTAATTTAAAGGGTTATACGTTAAGTAAAGCCTCTAATGCTGCATAAACTCCAGCATCATCTGTTGCTAACATCACTGCAAAAGAACGCTTATCTCCATCATTTTTATTAACCTTGTCTGTGGCAAACTCAAAGTTTACTACATTATAGCTAACGCCATTAACGAATTGATAAACTAAATCTCCACTTGCAATACCATCACTCAATTGAGGATAGTTATTCAAGTTAGTGTAAAGTGACATGCAATCAAATTCAGTTGCTCTCAAGTCTGCTCCTGCACCCAATTCATAAACCACATCTTGTGTTTCAGTGAACTCAATAGAAGGACCTGCATTACCATTGATTTTAACAGCAGGTGTCAATTTCACTCCTCTTGGGAAGATATAATTAACATCAAGGTCTTTATAATCTCTGGTTGTAGCTGGTTTCCCTTCTATAACAAGAATCAACATTCCTGTATCTGTTGCAGGAGTAGCATCTGTATTCAAGATAGCTGTACCTGTAATAAATGCATCTACATTTGAAATGTATCCTGTTAAGCTGGCTACGTCAATCCATGCAGTTGTTGCAATGTCATAGACTTGCATTGCTGCATCAGCAGTGTTCAACACAAGTTCACCTCCTGTTGGAGCTGGAATTGCTGCATCTCTGGCTGCATCATCAGCATAGGTAGTTAAACCTGTTACATCATAACGTAATTTTGCTAAGTAAAAAGGTGAATTTGCATTGTTAACTTGGTTAAACAACTCACGACTAATATTGTGATTGTCATAAGTTGGATTTCCAGTACAGTCACAAGCTGCTGTCAACTCTGATGGAGAACTGGCTACATGTGTATCCATATTCACCCAAGAAAGTCCACGCTCACGCATAAGTGACTCTTCATCCAAATTAATTCTGATTGTAGCTGTACTAATGCAGTCACACTCAGTTGAGGCAACAGTGCCTTCCCAAATGTTAACCACAGGTGCAGTATAATCTTGTGATACTGCTCTACTAACTGACGCTTTGTCAATAATGTCCATAGAGTAATAAACTTCTCCATTCAATTTAGATACAAATCTAAATCGGTCTGGTAAGCCAGCCCAAACTGTTGCTGCTGGTAAACTCGTATCAGAGCCTTCAGCATATACACCAAATTCTCCATCTGCCAAAAGGTCAAGTGTTTTAGAATCTGCTATTGCATCAACTCGAAAGAGCTGCTTATTCTGTGCTAATGTATGTTTCATAATTATTGTATTTTAGATTTTATATTTAATAAAACCTCTTGATTATCTGAAGATGATAGTGTCTCTCTAACATCATCCTCACTGAAACCTAAATTGGTTTCAAAGTAGAAAATTCCTTTTTTAGTACGTTTAAGTACATTTTTCTGAATAGCTGATTTTATGTCAGCAGTCAGTGATATTTGCTCAGAATCCTGTTTAAGTAACTCTTGAAGTTCCAAAGATAACTCTTTTTTATTAAATATATCCTCAAATCTTACAGTTAAATAATCTTCATCCTTATTATCAGTGTTCTCATTCAGTAAAATTAAAATAAGTTGCCTTTTTCTCGCTAAAGAAAGATTTGAAACTTCTTTTATTAAAGAGTTACGACTCTCTAACTTAGATGCCTTAATCTTATTAGCTGCACTTTCATTAAAAATATAATGAGTTGCTTCTGGCTTGCTTCCAGTATTCATCTCTTCTTCACTTTTATAAATATAATTGTTTACCAATAAATACTTATATTTCACGAAGTCAATTTGATTTTTGCCTGGATACAGAAAGATTGGACTATTGCTTAATTCTACCTTTACGATTTGACTTTCCCAGAATGGGTGACTTACACCTCGCCTATAAGTTGAATCTAAATCATATGGAAAACCATCTGAGTGTAATTTTTCAACTTCCTCTTGAGTAAGCCCTGTTGCATATTTAAGTGTAACAGGGTTTACAAAAGGGGCTAATATGTGAGCCTGAGAAAAGTATTCCAAGTTTTCGGAAAAACTTTTTATACCATCTCTTCCTGGTATTGGTCTGATTTCTATTTTTAAATCTTTATCTACCATTGCTCTATCTTATTTTATTCGTTAACAGTTTTCACTAATTCACCAGTTACAGTTGAATCTGTGATTTCTATTCCAATACTATCTGAGATATGTACTTCATAGTAATCACCTGAATGTGTTGCTCTGTCTCCAGTGCTAACTCCACCTGGTCCAACTCGACCTAAAATTCGTGTGCTACCATAAACTTTATTCTTACGAACAAGTTTGATGTTGTCTTTAGATAAGCTATCACCATTTCCACCAGTTACATCAAGGATTGTAACCCTTTGTGACTGTAAAGGCACACCTGTAAGTGGGTCAATATCTCGGTGAATAGACTTATCATCATTCATAGCATTGTGAACTAACTTAAATGCTCCACCATTAGGTAGGTCATAAGTTACAAACTGATATCCAGTACGCAATGAGTTGTTATGAACTCCTTGAGCACCTTTAATGAATGTAGAACTTTCTCGGATAATAGCTTTACTACCTGTCCAAGTATCAAGAGCTTTAGAGAAATCTTTCATTCCATAATGTCCAGATAATCCTACTACCTCTCCTAAATCTCCTGGATTTATTCGAGAGTACACAATTCTATCAAAAAATGCTTCAATTAGTTCAGCAGACATTGTAGTAAATCGTTCTACATTTCCACCAAAACTAATTTGCTGTTCCATACCAGCACCAGGGTTGATTGGATATCCTGAATCAGGGTCAATCAAAGGTTGGTCACCAAGACGAGAATAAAGAGCATATGTTGCCATCTCTTTGTTCATTGCCATGTAGTAATCAGCCTCTTGCTTATCCATCCATGATTTACGAACTTTTCCATCATCATCTTGGAAAGCAATTTCAACTACTGCTTGAGCAGCAAAATCAGTCACTTTATACTCCTTACGAAGTTTAACAAGTGAGTTCTTGTACTCAACATTAGTGTAATTCTCAGTGTGTGAACCACTTTCAGCAGCTTCACCACGCATATTAAACATACGAGTCCACTTGGTTCCTGGCTTTAAATATTTAGGGTTCAAGAAATGCTCTGCACCTTCAGTATAAACTTGAAGAGTATATATAAATCCTCTTGTTCCCTCTGCTTTTTTGTCCTTAACTACACATACTTGTGATTTGTCAGAAGAACCTGGTCCAATTGATTCACCAATTGTAAATAAGTCAACATCTACTAAAATAGTGATATTTTGACGATACTTACCTGGGGTTGAGCCAACAGTTCTGTTTTCAAGGATAGTCATAGGACGATACCCTTTTACTTTCATTTTCCATGACCAGTTTAGGTCATCGATGTACTTAGTTTTCCCTAAACCAAAGATACCTTCTAAAACATTTCCATTGGAAAGGTTAAGACTGTTAGTTTTTGAAGCAAAGATTGCTCTTGTTGGAGCTTCAAATACTGTTGGTTTAATTGCTAATTGGTTACTCCAATGGTTCAAGTCTGTCATTTTTGTAGAATTGAACTTTGCTTGTCGCACCTGCAATTTGTTAATTTGTGTTGCCATAAATTATTGTTTTTGTTTAATTAAAATAATCAGCTAAAGGTCTGTTCTGTCTTTTAGACACACCCCCTGATTGTGATATAACACTCTTTTTACTTCGCCTAACATTATCTCTAACCTTCTTTACTACCTTTGTTTCTGTATCTAATTTGATTTCCTCAAAATTTAGTTCCCCATCTTCTGTGGCTGATTTCAATAGTTTAGCCATTTGGACTGAACCAGTAGGACTGTTTAAAACTCTCATTAAGTCTTTTTGCATTTTGGTAATCTGATTACCATTCTGCATCTTGACTATTCTATCAGACATATAGTCTGGTAGTTGTCTTTTATCAGAAGGAGAAATAGAGAATCCATTTATCTCTTCTGTCTCTTTAAGAAAAGTTGACACTTTGCCTTTAAGGGCTCGTCTATCTTCTTTATCTTGAAGTTTCTTTTGTTCTTGTGATTTGAGGATAGCTTTTTCTTCCTCTTGTCTTTTCTTTACAAACTTATTAAAGTGTGTTTCAGAATGTTTTTTCATTCTACCTGAATCTTTAAGGAATTCAATTTGAGCATTGATATATTCATCATCATACCCTTCTCCTTTTAATCCATGGCGAATTGCTAATTCTTGATTGGCTTCATCTTCTAAATCAAGATTTGTACTTAGTCCTCTCTCATTATTTAAGGACACAGCATTTAAAAATTCATTGATGTCACCTCCATTAAGTGCAAATTTGTTAATCTCCTTAACAACATCTGGTAAACCATCAAATAAAGTTTCAAGTCTTTGCTCAAAAATTTCTCCTTCAATAGTGTCTTCCAATATTTCAGCAGCTCTTTCTTCTGTCAAAATTTCATTTTCTTCTAACTCATACTGAATTAGACCTTTTTCTTTCAGTAGGTTTAGGGCTTCAATAGAAGGACCTTCCTCTGTTTCAGTTCCAGAACCTGATGAAGATTCATCAGCTCCATTTTCTTTAGGTTTCCGAGAATCTTCAAATTCATCTTCTTCCTCTTCTTCATTTTCAGCAGCATCAAACAAACTTTCTTCTTGCTCTTGCTCCTCTTCCCCTTCCTTACTAAAATCTTCAGGTTTAGGAGGGTTTTGTGTTTTATCTTCTTCAGGTGTTTCATCTCCATCATTGACAGCAAAAAAGTCTATGTCTGTCATTTCGGAGTCATCAAAACCATCAAAAGTGTTATTATCTTCGTTAATCATTGTGCAAATATAAAATAAATATTAATAATAATTCACATAAAAGTGAAAAATTTTCAATTAGTGTGTAATAGCTATTTTTTATTTAGAGGTCTTTTTAAGTTTTTTGTTCTCTAAAGCCATCTTATCTTCATGCTCTTTTTTTAGTTGATTTAGTTTCTCTCTGTCTAATTGATTCTTACCACGCTTAATCTCAGCATCTACGCCATTTCTTGCTATTTCAAGATAGTCATTTACACCATCATTATCAGCATCAGCATCAGGATTAAAAGACATTCCTGTAAGAGCTGATTGAGCAATAACAGTTTTACGTCTTTCTTTTTCCTTAAGAACAATAAGTTCTTTCTCATTCTCATGTTCTTTTTCTAAACCTTTTTGTTTTATCAATTCAAGTTCTTTAGCTTGTTTACCTCTATTAGCTTCAATGGCTGCATCTTCAGCTTTTCTGTCCTTCTCAGCTACTTTAAGAGTCTCTTCAGCTTCAATGATACCTTCTTGTCTAATTACAGATAAGATGTCAGAGAGTTCAGCTTTTTGATTCTGCATGGCTGCATGAGCAAGTTGTCTGATTGTTTGCATAGCCTCTTCTGCTTTTGTTGAATTAGCTACAAATAAACCTATGGTAGAATTATCAAGTAGATTGACATCCAGTTCTAACATTTTAATAGACATATCATCTAAAGGGTATGAAAGCTTTACAGCCTTTTTACCTGAGTATGCAATTTTAGCTGTCTCAATTAGAGCAGTAAGAACATTCTTTTTAAATGAGTTATGAATATCAAAATAAGGTTCAAGTATGTTTGAAGTTTGTATTAAGTTTTGTCTGTTATTACCCACAGAATCACCAGGTCCAGCCTGACCTTCAACAGCTTCTGTAATCCCTAAGGATGCTCCAGCTTGTCTTTTCAGGTATTCAGCAAATTCGATATACTTTCCAATATCTGAGGCTAAAGATAAATCAATAGTTTTAGCCATCGTATTAACATCAGAATATCCTGTGCCTTCTTCATTTGGGTCAAACCACATAAAAGGAGAACTTTCAAAAAAGTACTGCCATTTATCTATATCAATTCCTGCACTGTCTGGGATAGCATTAATGTTCATCATTACTTTCTTCCCTTTATCAGAGGCTAAAAGTAATTCTAATCGATACATAACTATATTATAGTAGTACTGATACACTTTTAATCTGTCCATAGGAGCAGTAGGAACTGAATTCATATCATCAACATATACTCCAATATAAGGAAATTTACATTGACGAAGATTGTCTATATCTTTAAATTGTCCTGGTATTGGTCTCATATTCACATAGATAGGGTCTTCAACCACTATTTTCCATGTTTCATAAGCCTCAGGTAACCAATCATATTCAATACTTACATCTCCAGCAGCAGGATTCAATCTATATTTCTCATCTACTATCATCATCTGCTCTTTACCATTTTTATCTTTGTAGGTAAGGAAAGCAAGTTTTCTTAAAGACTTCCATAAAGTGTGTACTACCCTAACATTAGAGTAGTCTTTATACTCTCCATCCATTTCATCATTTCTGTCTGCTATATCAAATAAGTCTTCTGCAGAGTTGTCACTAATATAAGAAGCATAAATTCTATCCATCTCAGCATCTGTGAGTTCATCTCCAAAGTACTGTATAATTTCAGAAGGGGTCATTCTATATTCAACAGAAACAGATTCTCCATCTTCTATAAAAGGAGATATGGTAGCTCTTTTAGCATTGACATCTAAAGAGTTGATGTTCCACACTTGAGGTTCATCATTTAAAATACCAACATACATTATCTCTTTGGCTGATAAGCTAAGATGCTTAAATGCCTCATTAAATTTTCTTCGTATATCAGTCTTATATATAAGGTACTCAAGTAGCTGGTGGCTCATCACCTCAGCAGGGTCTTGATGTTCCCTCTCCATATATTTTTTAGTTTCCTCAGGTGTCTGTGCATCCAAGGCATCTTTTATTTGTTGTTGTATTTGAATTTTTTCTTCTTCACTAAGCTCTTTCCCTTTATTAGCCTGGGCTGCTTCCATCTCAAGTTTTTGTTTGATTGGTCCAAGCATCTCAGCAATAACAAAGTCTCTAATTTTACCAAATTCAACTTGTTCTTTTCTTGTAGTGGCTTCAGGGTTTGTAGCAATAGTTCTCCAAGAGAAAGGTCTCTTCATCTCCATTCCAAGTAAAGCTTTTATTTTACCAGAGGAAATATCTCGGTTAACCATGGTAGCAGGCAATTCACCTGATTCAGCACCAAAGGGCTTACACACATATTCAAAATCTTTAAGGTCTAAACGATTATTGAAAAGGTGATAGTTCACCTGCATTCTCTTATAGTCAGATACCTGTCCATAAGATTCTCTTAAACTGTTGTGGTCAGCATCTAGTTCATCTGCCTTCTCTTTATACCACTGTTTTTTATTGGCATTCTTTTGTTGAGTGCTTAGCCTTTCATTCTTTTTAATCTTATCCATATTATTATTTTTGCAAAGTTAGTTCTTTTTATACATATTTTGTATGTTTTCTAAAAGTTTTTTTGCAGTATTGTTTTCTTTACCACTTCCATATGATTTATCAAGTACCTCTTCTTGTACTTGAAACATACACATAAACAAACTTGACACTGCATCAAAGTTTCCAGTTCTATTATAAGCTATCAGTTCTTCTAATAGTCTAATAGAATATATTTTATCTATAACTGTAATGGCATTTCCATTTTCGTCATAATCATAAACAGTTAATAACCATTCTTTAACATACCTTTCACCAGCATCTTTAAGTTGGTTATTCATGTGACACCCAAAAATCCTAGCTACTTTGGAATTTTTAATATTCTTACTAATAACTCTATCAGGTTGAGCTGCCAACAAATATAGTCTTTTTATTCTTTGAAAATAAGTTTTTACACCAGTAACTTCATTTTCATACATAATTTTTGTTCCATATAGGTCAGCAAACATCTCTGCAATTCTATCTATATCAGTTGGTGTTTCTAATCTACCTATATATTCTGCCACTATAATGTCATAGTGTTCAGTGCCTCTATGCTTACTCTTATAAACTGTAATAGAAGCTAAAGATGTCCCTGAATCTTGTCTAACAGGGTCATAACCAATTTTATATAATCCTGGTGGTGGTTCTGCAATAGGTTGTTCATAAATAACAGGACATCCTCTTTTGTCAGTGGGAACATTATAATAACTTGTGATTGGGTTTGCTGTACCATCTAAGATTGGTTCTGCCACAACTTTACCATCTTTGTAATACATATTAACAGGAGTACCTTTACTTTGTTGCCACCCTTTACCTTTAACTTTCTGCAGTTGCCTTTTTAATTCAAGTATTGGAAAGTTATTAACAGATACAGCAGCAAATGCTTCCCCTGGTCCAAGAGGTTTTTCTTGCATTCTCTTTTGAATCTCTGTTGAGGTGGCTCCATGGTCAATTAGTTTCTGCCTTGTTAATAACTCTAATTTTTTAGCTCCTTCTTTATCTGAATTTCCATTTTCATCATAAAAGCCTTCCATATTCCAATTGATAGGGTGGAAAAATCCAACAGTTAAATCTAAACTATCTTCATCCCAAACATTTACAAATGGAAGTAAATCAAAAGCTTGAGGTCTTCCAAACATATCAGCATAATCTGCTGTTCCACCTGACATATCTCCAGAAGTACCAAATATTGTAATCATTCCTGTTTTGATTGCCCCTGCCATTACACAATCTTCAGTTGCCTTGTATGAATCTTTTAATAGACCAGGTGTACCAAAGGCTCCAGATTCTTCAAAGAAAACTTCTTCAGCATCTTTACCCCTGGCAGCATCAGCATTATCTTTAAATGTTAAAGCTAAAATCTCAGATTTAAAACCTTTCTCTAACTTAATTCCATTTTTATATTGTATGTATGAAGCTCTAATGTGTCCTGAACCTAACCTATCAATAACATCAGAAGGCATTGCCCATCCTGTGTTTTCATTAATAAAGTTTATGTTCTTATAAGCCATACCAAAAATACCATTTGGATAGAGGTATTTCTTATCGTGAGCTCCAAAAATTGTTAGCTTATTAGGTTTTGTAAAATAGTTGTTTGAACCAATAGCAGCAGCTTTTAAGGAATACCCTTTCCTCCTACTCTTACCTACAATAAGATTCCATCCTCCATATAAGTAGTCTGGCTCAATAGTTACATACAGGTTTAAGCTCTCAAACAATTCTTTTGCTTTAAGAGCTTTTTCTTTAGTTGGTAGTTTTAATGTTGCTTCTTTTTCTTCCCCTTTTAATAGAGTATCGATTATACCATATCTAGCTATCTTTCTTACCCAAAAGTAATTATAATCTCCATCCCAGAAGTCAGGAAAACCCTCTACCTTACTTGCAACATTACCTTTAATCTCTCCTACTTTTTGTATAGGACAATAGTTTAGATAATTATAATGTTCTCCAGTGATTTTTGCATTACCTACTTCATATCCATCAATAGACCTTGTTCTTTCTCTTTTCCAATAAGATAGCCAATCAGGTGTACCCCAAGGGTCAGAGACATAATACTTATGTTTCATGAAGTGTTCTCCAGCTTCTCTAAAGACTTGAGTATTAATCCATGTTCCATCAGCATTCCTAATAGAATCAACCTTGCCTGCTACATTATAGTCCTCCATATTATCTTAAACTTTCTGGGTCAGCAAAGAAAGAAATTTCTTTATTACTTCTGTTTTTTGTTTCTTCATAAAGTTCCTCTTCCACTTTTTTCTCTAAAGTCTTCAAGTTTCCTAAGACTTTTTCAGTATCATTTAGAGCACTGGTAATGTCTCTAGGCTTATAAACAGGATTGAAGGTTTTTGGATTCACTGCTGTTATATCTACTTCATTAAAAAATTCTTGCATCTTCTCAGCAGCCCTTTTTGCAGCCATATAATAGTTATAGGTTGTAGATGCTTCAGACTGAAATTTTATAAGTTTGTGAATTGCCTGTTTAATCAATTCATCAGGTTTCCAATTCTCTCTGTCTGTAATCACATCTTTAACAACTTTTTCTTCTTTTTGATTTTCAGGATACTGTCTATAAGGGTTGCTTTTTTTCATCGAACTCATAAATTCAATATATGCAAACTCCTCTAAAGCATGATACTTCTGCTTAGACTTATCTCTTTCCCATATCTCCTTAAAAGGATTAACTAATAGTGTTTCAGTGTTTGGGTACACTGTTTTCTCTGTAACTGTGAATAGGAACGCCATTTAGAATTCTTTTATTAAGCAATAACTTACATAACTTTGGTTCTTTACTAAGTCTAAAATCTCATAATATCTCCCTACATTATTTATCACCTGACATCCAACACTCCAACCACCAATGAATTTTCTAATTAGTGATAGGTTCTTTGTATAGGTAACTGTGTGGAAATTAACACCTCTAATACCTTCTCTCATTTCTCCCATCTGCTCTACTTTAGCATTCTTATTCCAATCTCTGAAATATTTGATAGGACGAATTTGTTTTAGTGCAGGCATCTTACCTCTGTGGTGTCCAAACTTCCATAATCCATGATACCACTCATCTGTCTTAACAACTAATACTCCATCTTTACTATATTTTTCATAGTTCTTTAAACCAGTAGTTCCAGCATTAGTTGTTCCTGAAACAACCATTATAAATTTCTTACCTTTAAAAAGATAAAACTTATCATCAAATTGGTCATATACATCCTCTTGAGATTGTACACCAAGTATCCAATAATTTGGAGGAAAGCCCTTAAAAGATTTTAATGAACTTACTCTTTCTAATAATTCTTCATCTGTATAATTTTTTACTTTTGTCATTTTTTACTTTTTTATATACATATTACCATTTATTTATCTTGCATTTTGCACTCTCTGCTTTGACTTTTGCCTTCATGTGACAAGGGCATAAGCTACACCAAAAATTTGTATTTTGTATAAAGTGAGGGCATGCTTTGCATATCTTCACTCTCTTCTTTTCAAAAGGTGTTTCTACTCCTTTTATTAGGTTTCCATAACCATCATATAAATTTTTAAGTAATCCCATTTTTCTTAATAAATTTTTCAAGCATATCTTTTAATTTAAAAAATTGCTTGGGTTCAATTTTGTTGTACTTGAATCTTTCTTTAATGTTGGTCAGCATTCTTTTTGCCCTCCCAGGGTACACTTGAAAAGTACCAAAATATTTTAGTCTAACTGTTTCTAATTCTCCTGACTCAACTTCTTGTCTTAAAAAAATCCAAGGTGTAAAAACTATTTCTTTAAATTGTTCTAAGTTTAAGTCTGGATAATTGTCTCCATACTTTGCATAAAACTCATGTAAAAGTTCTTCGTTTCTTAATCTATCAACACTCATATCCTTTGTCTTCTAAAGGCATAACTGTATCCTTCATTTCAGGACCTATATCTACATACCTTAAATTATTACAAATAAAAATTCTTTGCCTAGAATCTGTATATTCCATATCATGAGAACATAACCAATTATAAACATCCTCTGATACTACTATTTTCATAGTGTATTCAGATTGTTTTGTTTCGATATTATAAGCTTGACTTCCTTCTACTGCTAATATATAATTCATTTTTTTAAAGTTTTTGGCAAAGGCGAGTGCCTTCTGCATCTGTTATAGAATCTATAAATTTCATTTCTGTACCTTCAGGAACATTAAGTACTTGAGGCTTATCTGTTTTCTCTCCATTCTCATCTCTACTACTATATATTACAAGCTGGTGTTCATTATATAGATACATAATCCTATCCATATCCAGTCCTGCATTGCTTGGTACACTGTTAATATCATATACTAATATTTGTTTACTCATATTTTTACTAATTTAATTCTGTACCCTTGATGATTATCAATAGGTATTAAAAATGATTTCATCACTATTTTCTTTGTGATATCATTCTTCGATAAATATCTCTTTTCTATTAATTTTTTTAGGTGGTTTCCGAGACCACCAGGTTTAAGATTCAGCTTTGCCATAACCTTTTTCCTTACGACTCCATTAAACATGTCCTCTTCTATAAGACTTTTATCTTGAGATAAGAATGCAGCCAAAACTTCAATCTCTTTAATAGACATCTTCTCTGGGAAATCTTTCTCAGGTAAAAGAATGTTTATCATCTCTAAATGCTTAACATAGTAGTCGTACTTACTGACTTTTTGTATGTTTGATATTACTTGCATTTGCTTTTAATTTAATTCTGAAGCAAAATTAATAAAAATATTAATATATACAAGCTTTTTATGAATAAATTTTATGGGGCTGTTTCAATGTATTCAAATACATGGTAGAAATTGTTACCTTTTTCAACACTACCTATATATCCTACACTTGTATTAGGAGGTAGAATAACCTCTCCTGTGTTCACTATAACTAAAAAAGTTTGAGGTACCATATTATAAGTGTTTTCTAGCATATAAAATAATGATAGGTCTTGCCCTACTACATTTATATTCATTGCTTTTACCCCTTCTGGAGCATCAACTATATGTATTCCTTGTACTATTGGTAGCACTACTAATTCTATTCTCATTATGTTATTGTTATTTCTGTTGTAAAATCACTAAAATTCATATCTCCATCCATAGTCCTTATTTTAAAGGTAGTACCTATCACTGTCCCACCATCGTTAACAACTTCTGTAAGGTCAATCGTCGTGCCAGTCGCTGTTATCTCCCTATAATAAAAATGTTTTCTATATGGTGTGCCATCGTCAATCCAAACCTCGTAAGCCTCAGTACCATTAGCATTAGGTGTAGGTGGAGTAAAAGATATATCAAAGGATGTAGCTGTTACATTACTATATCCAGGAACTGTTGGTGGGTCAACTGTTATAGGTGCTCCAACCTCAATTAAATTAGCTCCACGTAAATCTCTTGCCACAACTAAAGATGCATGCACATCAACTCCATGTTGAAAAGTAGCCCAAGAGACTGAACCTGACCCTGTGTTACTTCCTCCTACTGAAGCAGTAAAAGCGTTTCCTGCAACTCCAGTAACATTTGCTCTCACAGCTCCCAAAGCATTATCATTAACCATAGTCATATCTGAAGCTCCAGGTCTTGTGTCAGTATTTACTGCATTTTTAAGGTTAGTATGAACAGTATTAGGGTGTAATCCATCTCCTTGAAATTCTCCATCAGTAGTTGGAGCTCCAGCTACACAGGTATATACTAGACCATTGAATTCCACAGTATCTCCTACTGCCCAACCACTAGTAGTTCTTACAAAAGCATTTCTATCTGTAACACCTAAAACTGAATTATAGTATATTTTTGCTCCAGACTTTACACTTGAAAATATATATCCCCTAGCACTTAAATACATTGAAGAGATTTCACACCCATAACTAATACTAGTTAGGTTAATTATTTTTAATCTTAATAGTCCTGTTAAATTCTCGAATATCGTTCCATTAGTCCCAGTAGTTATTGATGTTAAACTTGGGCAATCAAAAGATTGAAGAGCTGGTAGTACAGATATTAATCTCCTGTCATTAGCCACTGTTACCCCTGAAACTAATCTTTTTAGTTTATTAGAACTTTGAATAGCTATTTGTGCATAGTTATATAAATTCGGTACATACAGATATTCTATATTTGCTGCTCCTGAAACAATATCTCCAGTAAGAGAAAGTCCATCTGCATCAATCAAATATGTTATACTACTATCAGACATAGCATCTGTAACACTAAAGTCAAAAGTACTTGTAATATAACATTGTACATTATTACTCCCATCAACTTCATATCTATGTATATCTGCAGTCCCAATGTCAATAAGAGAAGCCAGACTAGTTGCAGTAGGTATATAGGAAGCTCCAGCTCCTCCAACAAAAAAGTTATAATATTGTGTAGGAGTAGGATTTAGACTCCACAGTCTTTTATCTAATTCATATAAAGTGGGAATATCTTCGTCAGGTATTGCAGTATCTAATAATCTTAAGCTTGCAAGATTACCATAAAGTTTAACTGTTTCTCCTCTATCTGAAAATAAACTTACTCCTGCTCCTTGCGAAACTAACCAATCTCTGTATCCAGCGATATTTGTTCTACCCACTATAACAGAATTTAAGTACACATTCACTGCATTGCCAGAGACCTTAACAATAATATGTCTAACATCATCTTCATCTATAATCTCTGGTAAATAAAGACTTTCAGTTGCTGCCCTCCCAAAGTTACTGAAATCTATAAGTTTTTTAGTACTTGCTCTATCTATGTACACCTCTAAACCAAGTCTGCTTGTAGTTCCATCCCCTTGCCCATATATTATGCCTGTTGTGCTTGCATTATTATTATTTGCTATAACAATTAGTGTATAATCTCCTGTTCTAGTGTAATCAGGATTAATATCTCCTTGCATAGCTCTTAGACCACTCCAATCAGTTTGTAGAGTAGATGGATTTCCATTGGGGTCATATGTAGGAGTACCATTCTCCCACATCTCACACATTGCTAGACCATTAGCAGTTAAAAGTTTCTTTTGATTAATTTGGTCAAATATTTCATGTTGATATACTTTACCTGTACCAATAGAATATGTAGTTAACCAATCTGAGAAAGTAGTACCATCTAAGATATAAGTATCAAAGCTTCCTATCAAAGAGGCACCAGTGACTTCAGCAAATTCTCCTTCTTGAAACCACAAACTTCTTCTACTAGCATTATCTAAGTCTGTTTTCCAAATAATTGCCATGTTTGTGTCTTCTTTTGAAACAATTGGGCATCTATTCCATGAATACCAATATTCCCAAGTTCCAAAATCTAAGTAGTGAGGTTCTATTACAGGAAGTTCTACTCTTCGTCTATGTTCAATATGTTTTTGCATTATGCAGGATTTCTTTTAACGAAACTATAATAGGTAGTAGTTCCAATATGCTCTAAAAACATTTCATATATGTAATCAGCCTCAAAAGCATGCCCTGATATTAGAGTAGCACCTGTTACAGAAGGAAATATTACTACTCCTGTTGTATCAATAAATACTCTAGCAAACCCATTGTCTGCTGTGGTCCCCAAAGTGAAGATAGTATTTGTATTAGGTGAGGCAGCATTACAAATGCTTCCATATAATTCATCAACATCTATAATTGTACCTGTATCAGCAACACTAACAGGAGTTCCACCAGCAGCACCAGGAACTCCTTGAAGACCTTGAGGTCCTGCTAAAGAAGCTGGGTCAGCTACAATTTGTACATAAGTTGCACTAGGACTAGCATTAGTTACATAAGTAGCATCTGGGTCAGCAACCTGAACTCCTATTTCTACAACTTCTCCAGCATTAAGAAATTTTCTGTATGTAGCTTGATATCCAATATATAAACCAAAAGTTACACCACGCCCATATGTAGTAGGTAAAAATTTAAAGTCTAAAACAGTATCTATCCATAATCTACCCATCTGTACTGTTCTGTTAGCTCCTGTTTGTGTAGCAAAGAAATTATGATGAATAGTGTACCAACCAGTTTTATTTATAGTTATTTGGTGATTGTTTGTCACAGTATCGTGACTAAAAGTTGCTGTATCAATATGATTTTGAGTTGTCCAAGTAAACTGATGTTGTGTACCATTTACTCCTCCAACATTTTGAGTAACTCCAAGTACTAATTCTATATAATCAGGTACTAGTCCTGTCTCCCATCTCAATCCTTCAGGTTCAGCAGAATCAGAAATCAATACAGCTCCATCTGCACCAACAGGAAATCTAACATCCTGGGTAGCATCTCTTACAATAAGGTCTCCTTTAGTTGTTGTAGGTGAGTTAAAACTTCCTCCTCCTGCTTCTACTGGTGGAGCATTCTTAAGAATCTCGATATCTATTGTATTAGTATCTGTCTGTTGAAAATGTTCCTTGGTTTTATTTCTCCTCGGATAGTATTTCTTTGTTGGTCTAGGTCCTGCCATTTTGCAAATATAGTTAATCGTTGAATAACATGCAATTAAAAAGGTTATAGATTTTCTTTATAGTATTTGTATAAACCTATAAAAAAATAATATAGCCAGATACTTGCACATGTGAAAAATTTCTTATAACTTTGCCTCAAGTTTCTTTCGAGACACTTCAGAAAGACTTGCTACAAACTTCTAAACTTATAATAATAGGAAAGCTATACACAAGTTTCTTTCTTTTGGTTCTTTTCTTTCTTTGTCAAGTACTAGTAACCCAATTTTTTCTCTTTAACATCCTCTTTCTTCTGTATAGTATAGGACTTCATTAAGTCATCTCCTATCTTAATACCAAAAAGCACACCTTCAAAAACAATCACAGTATTAATAACTGATGACTCTGCTAAAAGTAATGCTGAGGTCACCATAATCACAGACCCTATCACTGCATTCCAAAAGGGAGAAATTCTTTTTTTAGTTAAATCCATAGTTTTTCTTTATTGTTTAAGCCACAAAGATAGTGAAAATGTATGATATATAATGCATTAGGGTATAAATATGTATAGTAATGACTGATTTTTTATACATATGTGTACTTTTTTCAGGTTTTATTAATACATATATGTATATTTGGTGCTATGTCCAAAATCTTAGTTAAAATCTTAGGCACAATCATGTATCTATTAGGTGCAACAGTACCCATACACTATATGTACATGCCAAGACTGTTAGCTATATGTTCTTTTATCTACTTTATAGGTATGTGGCTATACATCTTCCTACTGGTCTTTGGTTAAGTTAGGTTAGGTTAGGCTATAATTTTTTGGGAAAAATTTTTTTAGGTAGGAAATTTTTTGATGATTTGTGAGAATGTGAACCACCTTGAGTAAAACCCCCACTAATTTCTGGCAGAGAAACTCCCCCCTGTCCAAATTCAAACCGAAATCATTTCTGGGGAGCATAATTAATACATACTATCTACCATGAGACTAAGAACTATCTCTCTTGACAGACAGGCACAGTGCCAAGCAATCCTTGACATGAACAACAAGGAGCAGGCTGTGATGCTAACCTTTGGACTAACAGACAAGCCAAAGAGCTACATGTTTCCAAACTGAAACAAACAGGAGAAATCCCTTGGTATAACGCCAAGGGATAACTCTTGTGAACAAGCTTAACTCAATACCCTAACTAATTCCTGGACTTGACCTAATGATAGTCCTTAAACATTAATACATTACATTATGAGCAAAATCACTCTTACTATCGACAAATCAGTGAAAACAGTTAACGACAACTTTATGAACAAGTTAATCGGCAAAGGTAACTCTGTAACAACAGCCTTTGGTACTACTGAAGGTGGACGCAGAACCTTCTACATGTTCACTGACCAAGAGAATGCAAAAGGCTTGTCAGCAGAAGTTGACCTTAGTCAGTTTGACCAAATCAAAAGGGAATATCCATTCACTGATGACCAAGGTGCAGAACAGGTTGCAACACTGACATACCTATACCCGAAGAAAGCCTAAGGGTATAGGCAAGGCAAGGACACATCAGCAATGGTGTGTCCTACACCTTTAGTACCTAACTCTACTCAAGACCCTAACTAATTCTTGCTATTTTTATTTATACTAATTATATATTTTAATTAGGTAGAAGTAGTGATTTAATTTTTTACAGCTATGAGCAATGTAATCAATTTGACTATTGAGTCTTGTACTAAGACTGTCAATGGTAATTACGCCAACAAGTTAGTTGGTAAGACTGAAGGTGTGAAGACTGCCTTTGGTGAGGTAGAAGGTGGAAGACGCACTTTCTATATGTTTACAGACCAAGAGAACGCTAAGGGTACTAGTGGTGATGTAAACCTTGACCTTTTTGACGTTGTTAAAAGTGAGTATCCTTTTACCGATGATAAAGGTGAAGAGCAAGTAGCGACTTTAAGCTACCTATATCCTAAGCGAGCTAACTAAGCTTGCTAGGTAGGTCATTAAGGTGCATCATTCATTGGTGCATCTTAGTGCTTTGCTTTAAATTGAACTTTAATTGAGTGATTTGGTTTAAGTTTTTATTATTGCAGTTAGTAATGTGTGGTGTGAGTGGGTTAACCAGCCCTCTCACCCACATATTCTACCTCTACTATAAACTAAATCTATTCAAACATAATAATTAATAGCTAAATCTTATAACTATGTCACATATAAAACTTACCCCAGAAAGAACTCTAGTCACACCAAGAGAGTTATATGCTATTGATATGAATCCACAGTTTGTGGGTCAATCAGGAGCTAATGATGAAGGTGAATATTCTATGATTTGGAGTATTAATGGTAAAGAATATCAGACAAATAACACATTATAGTTATGTCAGATACTATGTCATTAAGTAATCAATTGAATCTTATAACTAATAGTTTAGTAGAAAGATTCTTTTGTAAAAGAGTAGATAACTATACAGTATCTGTTATTGTCTATTATAGAGAAGAGAAAGAGGCTATATTAAATAAGCATAAAAACTTATTTATAATTGAAGAGCACAATCTAATGAATGGAAATCTTCAGTTAGATTTAGAAATTAGAGAACCAGAAAGGTCGTGATATTCGACGTATTCCTAAGTAAGAAGACAAACTACTTATTATATTATTGTGTACAAAGGTTATAGGCTGAGCTGAATTGACAGTAACCTATATTAAAGGCTCTTGATAAGACGAGTTAACGCAGTACACAATTTAATTAGGCAAGTTATCAAGGCTGAAAAGGCTCAGAGAAGCGTCGAAACATATATTCTGCTATCCTTATTAACCATTTGGAATAGTGTTATGTAGGGTTGTCGAAGATAAAGCCAGGACACACAAGGTTACTGAAAACCATTTGTGATTACACATCTAAAACTCATTCATTAACCTGTGGTAGGTTTGAGGAACAGATAGTTTGTGTGTCCATCTTGCTTTTAATTTAGTATTAATCTTTTAAATTAAAGTTATGAAAAGAGTATTGTATTTAACTCCAACAGGCAGTTTAGTTAGTATTAACGATATAGTTGACTACGATAACAAGTAGTCACTATATAAAACCAAATCATCATGAGAAAATTTTATATAATCTTATTATTAGTTTGTTCTTCTATTTTTACATTAGCGTGGATAAATAGAACTGAAGAGCACCACATTCATAGCAATAAAAATTGTTGTGAAATCATATTAGAACAAGTTGATGGTGGTGTTAAGGTCATTTATGATAGCACAAATGATGCTGAAGATGACTGGATATTTGTTGAAGTAGAATATTATGAAGAGGGTGAAGACCCTGATGTTATTCTATTTGATTTAGTTGATGAGGTTATAAATATGTATCAGGAAGACTGTTACCATAACCATTATGCAGGAGATGTTGCTAAGCAGGACAGTGCAGAGATTAGGGCTATGAACTTACCTCTAAAAGACTGTTATACTTGGCAAGAGATTGAGATTATTGTCTTCGGAGAAATCCAAGAGTAATTATTGTGACTGAGCCCTTCTCTCCTTGAGGCTCTTAATGGTGTGCAACACCTGGTCACATTAATATGGACTGTGTGATAGTTGCAGTCAAAGTATGGTGACTTACAGCCTACTTATGTTACAGCATCTGAGTTTAATCGGTACTCAGATGCTGTTTTTTATTATATTAATAGCGATTTTAAGATATTGGGCTGCCTTCGAGCTCATAAGGATAAACCAGCAATGGTATAAAACAGGTAAAATTTAAAACTTAACAGAGTTTTACTTGTGATGTAAATTTATTTGCATTTCACAGAAAGGTATTATATATTGTATTACATGGAATGGCTCAACAGAGTAAAAGTGTAATATGTTCCTTCTTGTCATGAGGAGCTGAGGCAGAAATGCCAATAAATTATATAGTAGGTAATGGTGTAAACAGATTGTCGTCTGTAAAGAGCTGTTATTATGTTATGTGAAGTATTTGGTTGCAGAAATGCACTGAGGAAAAGCATTATGCAAGTTAGTAGGTTTGACACCTGAAAGCAAATGGAAGTTGATATCTAAACTACTCAAAAGGTAGCACGATATACAACTCAATAAGACTTCCATTATTTGACTTATCTGCTTAGTTTACAAACTAAACAAGAGAAAACATATTGAGACCTGTTGATAACAATGTCCTTATTCTACTGCACCTATTGGTTATATGTAGATACTAGATAGTCTCTCAAGACTACTCGTAAACAAAGTTAGTAATATTTATCTAAAAGATGGGAGTCTTTGAATCTCTACCAGGAGAAGTTAGTATGAAAGCAAAGTTATGACTCAACTTGTAAAAGATGGCAAGCATCGAAACTTGTGGACATTATATCTACCTGCAGTAATGTAGGTGTGTGTATTTTAGGGAAACCTGAATAAAAGGATATAACAGTAAGCTAACACTCAGCTTACTATTTTTGTTTAACCCGACTAATTTGTTTTTTAGTCTTAATACAGAAGAATCAAGACAATGAAAGAATATGATAAATTTGAAGACAAGGGTAGGACAGGTATGATAGCTTTAATTATAGTTTTAATAATAATGTGGATTTATGGGTTTGTTTGCTAATAAGCTTAGAATATCGACAGAACAACTTGAACGAGCTAATAGAGGGGAAGAAGTAGAATTAATCCCAGCTAAAGAAGGACATACTATAATGTTAACTATGGATATGGAATATTATTATATTCCTCACAACTAATATTAATTTAAAAACAGTATTATGAGCCCAAAGAAAGTATTTCTTCAGGATTTAAAAGAAGAATTAAAAGATAAGGTGAGAGTACCAAGCTGTAAGCCTGGTTTTACTAACATTTTTGGTGTAACAGCCATGGCAAAGCATAGACAATACTTTGAACCTCAGGGATGAAGTATTTGTTAGTGCTTGTATTACTTACAGGGTGTAGCTCAGCAGAAAGTCTGAGTTACAGCCTTAAAAGTAAGAAAGAAAAGTTTAAACAGGAGATGATATGTAAGCCGAAAGTCTTACTATGCACTCCATAAAACGAGTATTATGAAAAAACTAATGTATTTATTAGTGCTAATTGTGACATTTAATATGAGTGCACAATTAAAGAATGATAGTAATAACCTTACTATTATTACAGCTCCTGGAGCATATGATGATGGATTTAATATTGGTGTTCAATATGAACATCAGTGGAATTTACCTTATGCAGGTGCAGAGATATTTCATTTTGCAGACCTTCATAACATTACATATACCCATATAATAGCTCGATTTGGTGTTGGTCAGGAATATGGTAATCCAGTAGGAGTTAAATGGCGATGGAATGTAGGATTTAGAGGTGGTAGAGTCTTTAGAGAAGGATACGATGGACCATTTGCATTATTAGGACCTGAGATAGGAGCACAAGTTACATTACCATTTGGATTATATGGTAAACTTGTCTATGGTATGGATAAGAAATCAGATAGTGCTATTTGGAATGAGAACAGTCATACTGTAAATAGTGTATTTGCAGGTATTGGAATAAGATTTTAATCTAAATTTTAGAGAAATATGAAAAAGTTATTACTATTATTTGTAGTGATGTTTGCATTTGTAGCAGCATCACCAATACAAGATGAAGAAATATATAGGATATGGCATCCATTACCTAATGGTAATATAAAGGTGTTATATCTTACTCAAAGTGGAGCTCAGGCTCATTTAGATAACCATCCTGGTGACTGGTGTCATGGGAGAAATTGTCCTTGGGAATGAAAAGATTTATTCAAAAGAGATGGTATAGGTCCATCCAATTTGTACAGGTGCTAATTATTATGTTAGCTATGTTTATTGGTTGGGGTGGTTTTGATGCATCTGAGTCTCTCAGAACCTTTGCAGCAGGTTTAGCTGTGGGTGTAATATTTAATTTTCAAAAGTATTATACATAATGACATGGGATTATAATTTACCTGAAAAGAGTGGTGTTTACATAGTTGTGACCACCACTTTTATGGGTAAACATAATGTTCTACAATCCAGGTTTAATCGTGAGAAAAAGACTTGGGGATTTACAAATCAAAGTTTCTATAAATATTTAAAAGATGGAAGAATCTAAAACTAAATTTATTACTGATTCAAGATTAGAAATTGAAATGAAATATCCAATAGGTAAAAATATGCCTAATCTTATTTTCTATTGTGATGTGATGGCTCAATTAATTAGAGAGCATGCTCCAATAAATGACAGAAGACTACATTTTCTATGTCGTGGTTCAAGTGGAGCTATTCTTGCAGGTATTGTAGCATCAAGATTGCCTCATAATAATGTGTATATTACTCATTTTAAGAAACCTGGAGAATATTCTCATGCAGGAGAGTTTATGTGTGAAGGAGATGACTATTTTATTGTTATTGATGATTTTATGGCATCAGGTACAACTTTGAATACCATTTGTGAGAAAATGTTAAACGTAGCTTATCAATTTCCAGATATGCTTATTGTCTCAGGAAATGTAAATTCTAGTTTTAAGTATCACAAGGAAATAGAAACAATAATTTGTGGTAGTTACTACATAGAGCCAGTAGCTGAATATTCAGAAAATTCAGGTTACTATGTAGAGGCAGCAACTGAAATGACAGAAAATTGGCTTGGTAATTCATAAGAACAGACACAAACCCATTGTATTTGAAACATACCATTAGTATTCTAATGATAGTATGCGTAACTGGTTAAACGGTGTTTGTTCTCCACTATAATGGGCTTCTTTGGTGCCTGATATTTATGCTGAAATCATAATTGGGATGACTAAGCTATACAAAATATTACTAAGAAAGAAGCCCTCTTTTAATCTAATAAATGAATATAAAAGATATTATTTACAGACACAATAGCTTGCCAATTGAACAACAAGAATCACTATATGTTATTAAAACATATGTGAAGGTAAGAACAGGAGAGACTATAAATCCTGTTATAAATTCAAATTTACCACCTATGTTTGTGATGGACCAGCTACAAAAAATGATAATGCTAACTAACCATGCTATAAATTGGTTTAAAGATAACCCAGATAAAATAGATGAAGAAGTCTAAAAAAATTAAGCGTTACACAGTTACTACCTTAAGACCTAATCCAGAAGGGAAGACATTTAGTGTTTTTTCTAACTTAAAATTAGCGAGAATCTTTGGGAGAGAAATGTACAGAGCAAACAATTTTGTTGCTCTTACTAATTTTAAACGAGTTAAATTACCTTTATAATGTTAAAAGCAGAACTAGAGAAAAAATTCGCACAGGAAAAAGCACAAAGTAGAGCTTTTGAAGCTAAGATTAAACAAGGTTTAATGAATATTTTAGATACTCATTGTGACCGAGCAATAGAGCCTATACGAGAATTTTGTGAAGACGTTGGAATAGATTATCCAATGGTAACAAAGACATATAAGATTCCTTATGGAATAGAGGTTAGAGATATGTATGATGTTAATGGAGATGAAGTTGAATTTATAGAACATTAATAATAAATAAAAAAGAGTATTATGAAACTAATTAAATGGGAATTACCTTTTAAGAACATTGCATTTTTAGCTTCACTTGCAGACTTATTGTCTCAGGAAGAAGCAGTGATTTTAATCACAGGAATGCAAGAAGGAGAAAATATTACACATTGTAATATCGGTATAAAAAACTGTTATACTAATAATGATGAAGTTGTTTTGCACATTGGAACAATGATAGGTGCTCATTCTGCAAATTGGCAACTAATGATGGATGATATTGCAGACTCTGAAATGGAAACTGAGCTTGATGATGAATTCTTTTTAAATTTAGCTAAAGAACTTCAGAATCAAGTCTTTGAAGAAGAGCGAGAAGAAGAAGAGAATCTTTTTGAAAAAGCTGAAAAGCAAGGTGATTTTGATGAAGATTTGTTTGCAGAAGCTGAAGAGCAAGAAGGAGAAAAGTATATAGATGATATTACTGTCCCAGTAGTTGAGGAAATTGTTGAAACACCTTTAAGAATGTTTCTGAGAAAAATCTTAGTGAGATTTAAGAAACCTGAAATTCAGGCAAAACACAATATCTTATCCAACTTTAAAAAAGAGGACTAAAAAATGACTGAAACCACAGTGATTGTTGATGAATTTGAATATAAAGGCATAATAATGACTGTACATAAAGGAGATATCTCGAATAGATATTTCTTCAAGTATGTTTATGGTGGTAAGAAATATAGTATTGCCCTTGATGAGCTAAAGAAGTTCATCAAGGGTTCATATAGCCATGCCACTATAAATAATACACCTGTGGACATGATTGAAAAGTCAGTAAAAATTCAAGATTTGTTATACAATTTGACAGATTTAAAGAATAGAATCAAAAAATACAAATAATGAAAAAAGTATTAATGTATTTGTTATTAATGAGTATTGGATTTTTATCCAGTAGTTCATTTATAACAGAAGATAATGTATTTGAAAGAATACCTTATGACGAAGATGAGGTATGGTGCTATGGAGTAGTATCATATTATGGAGAGAAATGGAATGGTAGGACCACAGCTAATATGGAAATATATGACTGTGAATTGTTAACATGTGCCAGTCCATCTTTACCTTTTAACACTATTGTTGAAATAACCAATTTGGATAACAATGAAACCATAAGAGTTAGGGTCAATGATAGAGGTCCATTTAAAATGGACACAAAAGGTAGAGCCTTGAGACCATTAGAACCTCATCCAGTAAGAGTGTTCGATTTATCAAAAGCCTCTTTTGATTCCCTTGGGAACTTAGATAAAGGCTTATTAAATATTAAATACAGAATAATCAAGGAATAAGATGAGTGCCCTTTGGTCTAATTAACTAAAGGGCTATATCTTACCTTAAAAAACAAAAAATTATGTACAAATTAAACAAGTTTTCTTGGTCAGCCAGATTTTTTGAATGGGTGTGGAATACAGATGTAGAAAAATTTAAAAGTATGTGTCCATATTTTTGGTCATATGTTTTAACTTTAGTATTTTTGCCAATCATACTGGTGTTTAAAGGATTATATGCAATTACTCCTACTTCAGATAAAGCAGAAGCTTTTATAGAAAAAATGGAAAAGTCAAAAGCAGTAGAATCAATATCAAATTTCAATCAAAAATATTCAATTGTGTATTCCACAGGAAAAGTCTTTAAATGGACATTCTTTGGAGGCTTAGGTATTATAGGAGGATTTATGATTGGTGTTCTTTTATACCAATCTTATTTATATCCTATTGAAGCTTTAGCTATAATTGGTGCTGTTTCTTTATTGATAGCAGTTATTGCAATTGTAGTGTCTATTAATCCAGATAGTAAGATAGTAAGAGGATTATTGTATCCATTCAAACTTTTAGCTAAGTTTTTTATACTGTTGAAAGATATGCTTTATAGTTTATATAGAAACATGTGTCCTTTAATTAAATGGAAGGAATAATGGGATGGATATATATAATAGTGATGTTTATTTTAATTATATTTTCTAAAAGATGACAGTAACAGCAGTTCTAATAGTAATAATGATTATTGCACTTTCAACCAATTGGGATGAATAAGAAACCCTTTGCGTGGAAATAAGTATTAAGTTACTGAGTAAAAGGTTTATAAGAAGAGTTTGCTTGTGGAGAGGTTTAACGTGAACTTACAATAGCAATTAAATGAGATTAAGTGTAGATGCACATCCTAATACTCAGCTCTTTTATTACTTATATACATTATTATAAAACGTTTTGTTATGAAAAATTTATTTGAATGCTCACCAATACTATATTGGAAAAACAGAATTAAAATTTATACTGCAAGACGTGATTCGTATAAAGTTAATTCAAATAAATGGCGTAAGTATGATATGCTATTGAAAAAAGCAGAATATCAACTTGCTGTATGGAGACTTAATTTATTATGTAATGCAGCGAATAACAACTAAAACCTAAAGATATGGAAATGACAATAGATGACTTCATAAAAGATTTGCAGGCACTTAAACCTGAATTACGAAAGTTGCCAGTAAAAATAATGGCAGAAAATGGGTTGCTTTTTGAACCTAAAGCAAATCTTTTATTAGACCAAACATTATTAGACGAACCTAAACAAATGATTATTACACACAACTCCGTATAATAATTAAAATAAGATAGATATGACAGTTACAGAATTTTTAAAAAAAGAGTATAACTTAAACAGCCTACCAAATGAAGACTATAAACAATATTTTACATTTAATGAATTAATTGAATTATTAGAAAAATATAGGCAAGTTTTAAATTTACCAATAGCCAATGTTAGCCTTTCGTTTGTGGATTGGGTTTCAGAAAATTATACAACATTGAAAAATCATGGAGATAGCTTAACATTATCAGAACTTAGAACGGCTTACAACCAATACACTAATGAAGCCTAACTCCGAATAACAACTAAAATAGATAAAGATATGAGTACACTAATATCAGGTCTAATATTTATTGCTGTGGTAGTAATATGTAGTAATCGAAAATATTTAATGAAATTATTTAAAAAGAAAAAGTACCAATCTATTGATGGTATGAAATGGTCTAATTTTGAAAGAGCTGTTTTGCTTCATGTAAATAGGTATCGGGAATCACGAGATTTAGATGATTTAAAACCAGATGATAAATTTTATGTTGAAGCACATAAAAGAGCAGAGATTCAAGCTGAACATGGAAAACTAAGTCATGATAGAATGGATATAACAACTGAGAATCTTATTCCTTTTGGAATTAAATTTACAGGAGAAAATTTAGCAAAAGGATGGGTTACTTCCGAGAGATTAGTTCAAGAATGGATTGCTAGTCTTAAGCATCATAAAAACATTGTAAATCCTCGTTGGAAATATACAGGTATTGCAAAAGTTTTAGATGAAAATGGTAAAACGTGGTACTGTCAAACTTTTGGATATTAAAAATAGAATTTGGGGACGACATGGAATTGATTTTATAGCGATTTAATAATGTTCAGCACAGAGAGATAACTGTTTAAAACTAAGGTGAGTTTACTTAAATGGAAACACAATTACCACGCAGGAAACTGCACAGATTGAAGCAAACATGAGTGTTGTTCACAACATTCTTGCTAGTAAGCATCTTAATGATGTTGTTACTGGTGAACTTCAGATGGCTGCATAGTCCATAACTATGTAATATAAGTATTCAAGAGTAACTAACTTGATGGTGGAGTATCAACTTAACAGTTGGTCCTAATCTAGCGTAAAGAATTTAAAGAAACGTGAAGCTGTATAAAATATTATTATTGATATATGAAAGACCTGGGTTCGAGTCCCAGCGTCTCCACTAGTATCTAATAGCCCTCTCATCAGCAAGATAGATATTATCTGAATATCATAGCGAAATCTTATGATAGCTGATGAGATATAGGGTTAGAATAGTTCTTTAATTGAAGATAGACAATAGCAGTAGTGTCGAAGCTATGTAAAACTACTTGGCGTGTAGGCTATAAACTGTATCAGCAGTTGTGTTTATTGTAGATGTATAGTAAGACATGGAAAAGTCATACGGTTAGCCATACTAGATTAGGTAAAATTCCTAACTATACCCCATAACTGAAATTTGGGCAAAGAACTTTTTAATAAATATAAGTACCTAACATTAAGAGGAAGTTAGGCTAAGCAATTCCTGCATTCACAAATGGTTACTAAAGGTATGATAAGGTAACAGGGGAAACGTATTATTGGTCACATACAAAGACAACTTTAATATAATAGGTGAGATAAACAAGGCTTATATTTTTATTAATAAATAACACAAAGTAAATTATGAAACAACCAGTACAGGTAATAATGCTACCAACAGAAGATAGAACTAATATATGTTTAGTTGGAAAGAAATTAAGATATATTGGAGATAACCATGAAGGATTTTTAGGTAATTGGCAACATACATACATAACAGTATCACAAGATATAGAGCCTATTAAAGAAGGTGATTGGTATATTGATGATACTAATACTGTAAGACAATCTCTTACTAATGATAAAGCTTATTGGGAAGTAAGACAAGATTATGTTAAAATCATAGCAACTACTAACCCTAAGCTTACTATTAAAGAATACACAGGAGTAATTGATGAGTCTAATGGAGTTAAAGAATATCTTGAACACCAGATACCACAAGTACCACTATCATTCTTAGAAGAATATGTTGCTAATCCTGATGGAGAGTGGGAAGTTGAGTATGAAAAGAAAGATATTAACCCTTTATCAAAAACTTGGGAAGAAGATTATATTCGTTTTGGATTAAAACATAAACCAAATTGGATAATGTTGCCAAAACTAAACCAAGACAATACTGTGAACATTACTTCTGTAGAAGAGAAGATGTATAGTAGAGAAGAAGTTGAAGAACTATGTAAACAATGTTGGGGACAAGCTAAATTAGTGCATAGTGGACTTTTTATAGATTGGATAAAAGAAAACTTATAAAATATAGGAAAAAATGAGCACACACATTACAACAATAGCAGGTATAGTAGAAAGTAAAAAATCTACTCTTGCAAAGCACGTTAAGGAGCCAACAGGTATGATGATTACTAGGTTCTATGGTGGAGCAGAAAATGGAAGAATGCTTCAGCTTACAATGCTAAGCACTCAACCTTATATTCAATTGACACAAGAACAAGTACAGAAATTAATAACCGTATTATCAAATAGTTTTGATGATACTATATACCCAAGTGAATAATGAAAATAGTAACAGGTCAAAACAATAATTATGAGTCTTAAAAGAATGCTTAAAAGAGGAAGAGTTAAACCAGTTTGGAACGACCTATTTAAAAGGTTAGACTTTTATAGGGTATCAAACAGAGGTAGATGGATTATGTGTAATCCTGCAAATGGACAGTTTATACAGAAAGGTCCAGGTTATGCTACGCAACAAATACTTGCAATGCAAAAACAATAATTAAAAGAAAAATAGGGTAATTTCCTACTCTATTTTTCTTTATCTGTATTATAGAATTTTTAATATTAAAAAACCTAATGAAAAATGAAGTAAAAAAATGAGTTTAACAGCACACCAGGAAGAAAAACTGGTAGAAAGTTTAGAAATCTTAAAAAATAGTAAAAGACTGTTGATTACAGGAAGTGCAGGAGTAGGTAAAACTTACTTAGTTAATGAACTAATAGGTAGATTAGCCAAAACTCTACCATTTATGAGAAAGATATATTGTTCTGCACCAACAAATAAAGCAGTAGCTGTATTAAAAGGAAAAGTAGATGAGAGACCCAATCTCGAATTTACCACTGTCCATTCAGCACTAAAAATTAAAAGAGAAGTAAACTTTAGAACAGGAGCAATCACCTTCAAACCTTTTTATAGTGAAAAGTATCCACCTCTCAAAGGAGTTGGGCTATTAATTATTGATGAAGGTTCGATGCTAAATACTGAATTACTACGTTATGTGGAAGAACATGCAGATAATAACAACTGTATAGTAATATTTATAGGAGACCACAAACAATTGAATCCAGTAGGAGAAGACGTATCACCAATCTTTGTTCAGGGATATCCAGAAGTCGAGATTACAGAAATTGTCAGACAAGGAGAAGGTAACCCAATTATACCTTTAAGTCGTAATTTAGATGCTATTTTCAATAAAATTGATAATAGAATTGATGATAATGGCTACTTATATAGTGACAATTTACCCCAAGTTATAGAAACATTAGCTGCTGTAAATGGTACAGATGAGCTAAAATATTTAGCGTGGACGAATAAAGAAGTTGACATGATTAATAATCTTGTCAGAAAGAGGATATATGGTCCCTCTCCCAATAAAGTTGAGGTTGGAGAAACCTTAGTTTTTAATAATCCATATAAAGAAGAGTATTTTACAAACCAAGAGATTAAGGTGGAAAGCTTACAAGTGTTAGAGAAAAAGTTTTATTATCCTGCTGGCAAAGTCCCAGGAGCATTTACCTCAACAACTACATTTAAGCCTATTACTTTTAAGTATTACTCTATCAATTCCAAATTCGATGAAGAGCTTGGGCAACAAATTGATAATGTTGTACTTATTCACGAAGACTCTGATGCAGCTTTTAATAAGTTGTTGGCGAATCTAAGGAGTATGTGTAAAGCTAAGATTATCCCATGGACTGACTATTATAGTTTTAAAGAGAGTTTTGCTGATTTGAAATATAATCATGCAATTACTGTACATAAAAGCCAGGGTAGTACATATGGACAAACCATAGTTAACATCCAAAATCTTAAGTTAAACAAAAACAAAACAGAACGAGAAAGGCTATTGTACACAGCAATAACAAGAGCCAGTAAGTTATTAATTTTATATAAAGTATGAATAAGCATATAGATAAAAACTATTTTAATTTGAAAGGGACAGTACACATGATTGGAGATTTAGTCCACATAGAAAGGGATGGAATTCCAGATTTGTACAAAAAAGTTTTAACAATAGAAACACCTGATGGTCAAGTGTTATTTCCTGAACTAAGAAATGGAAAACTGAAAATGTTAGATACAGAGAATATTACTCAGGGTTCAACAGTAGAAATCAAGTATTTATTTCAAGGTTCAGAGAAGAACAACAAAAGATATAATAACATTTATATCTATTCTATTAAAATAATTTAAAAATGAATTATTGCCTTTTTGATATAGAAGGTAATGGCTTACTAGATAGTATTACAAAAATTTGGACATTTTCTTATGAGATTTATAATAGTCGAGAACTGATACAGTCAGGGACTTTAACTAATCCTGAAGAAATTAAAGAATTAGTGCTGAAGCAAAAAGTTTTAGTAGGACATAATATTATTGATTATGATATTCCTGCACTTGAAAAAGTATTAGGAATTAAAATCACAGCTACATTAATTGACACTTTAAGTATTTCATTCTATCATTATCCTGTCAAAGGATTCCTACATGGCTTAGAGGCTTGGGGAGAAAGATTCAAATATCCAAAAGTTGTAGTAGCTGATGATGAGTGGGCTGGACCTTTATCAGGAGAAACTTGGGAAGATTTCATTAGAAAAATGACCAAGAGATGTGAGGTGGATGTAGAGATAAATAGGAAGTTATTTCACTTTCAAATGGACTACACAATGCAGATTTATGATAATAACATTTCAGATGTACTCAGATTATTTGGGTATTTAGGTTTTAAAATGGATTGTCTTAGAGAGCAAGAAAAAGTAAAGATTAAATTAGATTTAAGGTTGGCTGAAAAATCAAAATTAGACCTTGAATTCATTATAGATGAGAAGATTACCAATCTTTCCCAGTATATGCCCAGGATTGTTGATAAAGAGCAACCAAAAGTAATGTACAAAAAAGATGGTGAACTCTCAGCTCATGGGCACAAATGGAAAGAGTTGTTGAAACTTAAGAAATTACCTGAAGATACAACAGTAATTACTACAAAAGGCAGTCCTACATCTCCTGTACAACTGAAAGATTGGTTATTCTCATTAGGTTGGGAGCCCATTACTTTCAAAGTTAATGCAAAAGATGAGAAAGTGCCACAAGTGTCCTTACCTTTTGGTGGAGGATTGTGCTCAAGTGTAAAAGACCTAATTAAAAAGTATGATTATCTTGAGGATTTAGCAGGACTATATAGAGCAAGGCATAGATTTAGTCTTTTCAAAGCATTTTTAAAGAGTGTAGATGAAAATGGATATGTTTATTCAAGAGCTCAAGGTTTTACAAATACCCTTAGGATGCAACATGCTAAACCAATAGCAAATTTACCTGGAGTTGGTAAATATTATGGAGAAGAAGTTAGAGGTTGTCTAACAGTTCCTGATGCTTCATACATTATGTGTGGGAGTGATATCAGTGGGCTAGAGGACAACACTAAGCAACACTACATATATAATTATGACCCAGATTATGTGACAGAAATGAGAGTCCCAGGATTTGACCCTCATATTGATATTGCTGTTTTAGCTGAAATGATTACTAAAGAAGACGAAGTTTTCTATAAAGAAATTGAAGCTCAAAAGGATAAATTAGGCAACGAGTTTAAATTTTCAAGCCAGGAAGATGCAGAGAGGTATTATACAATTAAAGATATTAGAGGAAAAGCAAAAATAGTAAATTTCTCAGCTACTTATGGAGCTGGACCACCTAAAATTGCAGAAACTTTAAAATGTGATTTACCTTTTGCAACTAAACTACATAAAACTTATTGGAAGAGAAATGCTGCTGTTAAAAGCACAGCAAAGGACGCTAAAGTTAAAATTGTTGAGAATCAAAAGTGGTTATACAACCCTGTTTCAGGATTTTGGATGTTTCTAAAAGCTGAAAAAGACAGGTTTTCCACATTGAATCAATCAACAGGTGTGTATGTTTTTGATTTCTGGTTGAAAAAGTTTAGAGAAATAGTGAATCCCTTAGGAATTGAAGTTTGTATGCAATATCATGATGAGTTTTTATTATGGTGTAAAAGAGAGTTTAAAGGTTATGTGGACAAAGCAGTTAAAGATGCTATGACCCAGGTGAATAACCAGCTTGGACTCAATGTTTCAATTGGATACAGCACAGAATGGGGAGCAAATTACGCAGATGTACATTAAACAAAGATTATGACAAATTTTGAAACAAATTTACAATTGACAAATATGGAGTATTTGTTAATTAAGGACAGAGAAAAAATAACAGATGAACTTAAAGTAAGATTTATAAAGAATATAAAAAAGCTTAAGCCAAAGTCTGGATTTAACAAGGCACGTCAATTACTCATTTTAGAAGAATTAGAAGAATTATGAAAAAGACATGTGGGTATGTAGATAATAGAGGAAAATTTTGGAACTCTATATTTAAAGCAAACAATGCCAATATAGAATATGAGATATATGAGATTCAAAATGAAATGAGTCGTCTTATAGACGAGACTGCCAGGACTATGAGAAATAATTTTACTACTATTAATAGCAAACTGAAGGATAATGTTGATACTATTGTTAGAAGAATGTATGAAGTTATACTATGCTATGACTGTGACAAATTAGTAGAGTTTAAAGAAAAAAAGGATGCAATGGAAGAGGAGATAGCAAGATTAGAAGGTATCCAAAATCTTCCTAGATACTTAAGGTCTGATTGGTATATGCAAAGGGAGGTTAAGTTTAAGAATTTTTACAAAAATGACAAGTAAAGAGAAAAGTGAATTACAGAAAGAAATTATAAGCTCAATTCCTTTTGGAGAATCAGGTAGATTAATATTAGCCCCTAGAATTGGTAAAACTAAGATAATTATTGATATTATCAAAAGAGACAAACCAACTGGAAAAATACTTTGGGTAACACCCACAAGTAAATTGGCTGATACAGATATACCTGCTGAATTCAAAAAATGGAAAGCAAAAGCTTATTTACCTCAACTTCAGACTGTAACATGGAGAGGCTTAAAAAATATTACTGGACATTATAGTTTGATTATTTTAGATGAAGAACAGTTTATTACAACAGCTAATTCAAAGAATTTAATATCAAAAGATTTGACTAGTAATGTTCTATTGTCT